TGTGAGTGGTGGAGCGAGTACGGAGCCTTCAGAGCCTTCGGAACCTCCGACTCCACCTGAACCTCCGGCTCCACCGGCTCCAGGTGGTGACCCTGAGCCACCGGCTCCAGGAGAGCCTACTCCGCCTCCTACCGGCAGCGGGCCTGTCGACTGGGAAGCAGCGACACGAGATGCTCGGAACGACGCTGCGAAGTACCGTACACAGTTGCGGGAAACGGAGACGAAGCTCACGAACATCCAGAAGCAGCTGGAGGAGTTCCAAACTGGACAGCTCTCAGAACAGGAGAGACTCCAGAAGGAGCGAGACAGCCTTCGAGATCAAGTGTCGTCGCAAGCGTCCGATCTGCAAAACCTGAACCTCAAGTTCCAAGTCGTGCGTCAGGGCTTCTCGCTCGGGATTATCGACTCGGATACGGCGGAAGCTCTCATCGAACAGCGACGCGAGCAAGTCGACTTCGACTCGCACGGCAGTCCGACGAACGTTCGCGAACTGCTCGAGAAGCTGATCGAGGAGAAGCCCTTCCTGAAGGGCAGGTCGACTGCTCCACCTCCTGATCCTGGAGCCGGCGGGTCCGGCAACGGTCATCAGCAAGGTGCGACACTCAAACGAGCGGACCTTGACAAGATGTCACCGGGTGAAATCAACGAAGCTCTGAAGGACGGTCGTCTCAACGATATCCTCGGAGCTAAGAACCGATGACAAAGGAGGGCTAGTTCGGGATGTCGCTCGACAACTTCATCCCAGAGATCTGGTCCGCCGCTCTCCTGGTGAACCTCCGCGACAACCTCGTCTACGGGCAACTCGCGAACAGGGACTACCAGGGCGACATCAGCGCCTTCGGAGACACGGTCCGGATCAACAACATCGGTCAAGTCACGGTCGGGAACTACACGAAGAACACGGACATGACGGCGGCACAGACGCTCGACTCAGCGCAGTCGGTTCTGACCATCGACCAGTCCAAGTACTTCAACTTCCAGATCGACGACGTCGACCAGGCACAGCAGAACCCAACGGTGATGTCCGCTGCGATGACGGAGGCTGCCTACGCGCTCGCGCGTACGGCGGACGACTTCATGGCCTCGCTGTACACCGACATCGCGAACAACGTTGGTTCGCAGGCTTCTCCTGTTGCCCTAACACTGCCGTCAGCAGTCACTCCGGTGCTGGCGTTCGACAACCTCGTCTCGCTCGAGGTTCAACTCGACCAGAACAACGTTCCGGACGTCAGCCGCTGGGTTGTCGTACCACCGTTCTTCCTCGGGTTGCTCGAGCTCGACCAGCGGTTCACGAGCTTCGGTACTCCAGCGAACGTCGTCAACCGAACGGTCGGGTACAACGCGATCGGTCAGGTCTCCGGCCTCACGGTGTACAAGAGCAACCGCGTTCCAGTGAACGGAACTGTGTTCAAGGTCATCTCCGGTCACTCGATGGCATGGTCGTTTGCAGATCAGGTCAGCGAAGTGGAAGCCTACCGTCCGCACCTGCGGTTCGCAGACGCGATGAAGGGTCTCCACCTGTACGGCGGCAAGGTCGTCCGTCCAGAGCAACTCGCCATCCTGCACTGCACGCGTCCGACCGGCATCTGATCGCGGAGGGAGGTGAACTGTGCCGCGTACTGCGATTACCCCGACTGTCCTCAATCGCGAGGTCTACTCCGCTAACAACGTCGGCGTTGCTATCGATCAGGCCAACGGCATGACGATCGCGAACGTCGAGGACTTGCACAGGTACGTCATCATCGCGACAGCCACAGCGGCTGGCAACATGATCGTGCGTGCAGGCGTCGACTACGAAGGCGGAGGCTTCGCGCTCAAGGCTGGTCAAGGCGACCTCACACAGGCGTTCGCTCTGAACGATCGTCGAGTTGTGGTCGTCGATGGTGCTCGTCACCTTCAGGCAGACGGGTCGGTGAGTATCGACTTCGCTGCTGGCGTGACCGGGACCATCGCCGCCTTCAAGGTTCCAAGAGGAACGTGACTCGTGGCGGTTCGACCGGGCTGTGCCTATCTAGTCGACTACGTTCGGCGACTGATCTTTGATCCGTCGTCTGACGACTGTCGGTTTAACGACGACGACATCCAGGTCAGTCTGGACGAGTGTCGCATCGATACGGCCATAGTCGCGCTCGATCCGCTCGACGAGATGACGACGGACGGTCACATCATCTGGCGTCGCTGGTTCTCACCTTACGGGTTCTGGGATGAAGACACGACTCTTCAGGACTCGACAGGCGAGATCCTGACGCCAGATGATAGTGACTGGGCTGGTGGGAACTGGTTCTGGGTAAACGGACTCACGAAGGTAGTGTACGTCGACGGTCGCACGTACGATGTGTACCTCGTTGCCGCTGACCTGCTCGAGCAATGGGCCGTTAGCGAACCCGTGGGGCAGATCATACAGGCGACTGCAGACGGACAGAGCTTCCGTCGATCCGCTGCAGCCTCTACGCAGAGGCTCGCGCTCGCGAACCAGTACCGGAAGAAGGCTACGATCTACACGTTGCCGATGATCCGAGCTGACTGGGCTCCGGACAGAACAAGGTCGGTATTCGAGTGACCTTCCTGTCTCCGGCGGAACATGCTGATCTGCGGGCCACGTTCGAAGGTGCCTTTGAGAGCCTGTGCAACGTGGTACGACGGTCTCGGGTCTCAGACGGAATGGGCGGTTCAGTCATCCAGGAGACGGTAGTCTACACGAACATTCCGTGTCACCTCGGTACGTACCAGAGCGGTCGAGAGATCGTGAATGCTGCCGAGCAGCGAGTTGACGAGTTCACGCCGTGGTCAATATCGATGCCTGCGTTCACGGACATAGGACACGACGACAAGATCACGATAGGTTCGCGCACCTTCGAAGTTCGTGCCGTTCGCACTCCGCGTACTTGGGAGTGGAAGACGCGAGTGCTTACGGAGGAGGTCTTCTAGTGCCTCTCAGCGCGAACGTGCAAGTGTTCAGTCTCCTCGACGACTACTCGCTCGCTATAGCTGCGGACTTGCACGAACGTACGAAGCTCGTAGCCGAGCGAGTGCTCGAGTTTGCAGACCAGTTCGTACCAGTCGACACTGGTGCTTTGGAGGAGTCACTTCACGTCGAGGAGGAGAACCCGTTCACGTGGACTGTCGTGGCTGGTAGTGAGGAAGTCGACTACGCTGTGTACGTCGAGTACGGTACTGTGAACATGGACGCGAAACCGTACATGACGCCTGCAGCGGAGATCGTACAAGGTGAGCTCGGTACCAGTCCTGGAATGTACTTCGCCAACTTCGTCCACGAGATCAAGACATGAACGAGACTTCTGGAATCGCTGGTCTTATCTACTCTCGCCTCTCAAGCGACCCGACGATCCAGAGTGTATGCGGTAGTCGCATCTACGAAGGCGTCTCACCAGAGAACACTCAGTTTCCGTTCATCAGGATGCAGGAACAAGGCTCTCACGACGTCTTGGGTGTGGGTGGCGTGCGGATCCTTGTGCCGTCTCTATGGCTCGTCCGAGCGATTACTCGTGGCGAGTCGTTCACACCCATTCAGTCAGTCGCTGACGCTATCGACACACAGCTTCAAGGTCGATACAACGTCATCAACGGATCCGTCTACAACCTTGGCGGTCAGCGGAGCTCTCCGTTCCGCCTCACAGAGGTTGACAACGGAGTTCAGTACCGCCACCTCGGTGGCTTGTATCGCCTGTGGGCTCACAAGGCGTAGGAGGTGAGTTAGTTGGCAGTAGAGAACGCTGCTGTATTCCAGAGAGTGCAGATCGGGCTGGAGACAACGCCCGGTACTGCGGTCCCTGCGAATAAGGAGCTTTCCGCACTGGGTATCGACCCGGCAGTCGAGGCGACCGCGGACCTCTTCACGCCTATGGGCAAGAAGTTCCCCACGATCTCGGCTCTCGGTAAGGAGTGGGCGTCTGCTGCGTTGACGGGACTCGCGACGTACACGGAGATGATCTATCCGCTGTCGTCCGTGCTCGGCAACGCCGCCGTTGCGGGTACAGGTCCGTACACTTGGCAGTTCTCTCCTAAGACGGGTCAGCCAGACAACTACAAGACGTTCACCGTTGAGCAAGGCACGTACGTCCGCGCGAAGCGGATGACCGGAATGGCGATTAGCGAGTTCGGCATCAACTTCACACGCGACAAGGTCGAGCTCAGCGGAACGGCAATCGGTCGTGCCATCGTTGAGGGTATCCAGCTCACGTCGAAC